GCAGTAGAGCACTCATATAAACAAGCACCATATCAAGAAGTATCTAAAGAAGAGTATGAATCTTGGTTAAGCAAGATGCCTGATTCAATTCGTTGGGACATGCTTTCTTTGTATGAGACAACCGATGGAACAACTGGAAGTCAAGAGCTATCCTGCGTTGCTGGAGCATGTGAGATTGTAGATATTACCAAGTAGCCTCTATGATAAAATAGACTAGAGGTAATCTATGTCCTACACACGTTCAAATCTTTATGCTTCCAGAGTCTATGCAGAACATCCAGTGGCTTTGTGGTCAATGGATGAGCCAAACTACTTTGTTTCCTTATTGTCTCAAGAAGAAAAAGAAATTACAGAATCTGACTGGGATTTTATTAATGCTGTAAGTTCTTCTGCAGCCTTTACCTTATCAGGATACCCTTTTGATGATTTAGAAGTTAATAAAATATACTTAGCCTCAGCATCAGGATCTCCCGTTGAATACATGGTTTCTTTATCTTCTTCAATATCTTATTTAGAGTTTGATCCAAATAAGGGAAGCGTTTGTGTTTCCAACTATGTTTATATTCCAGAAGAAACTTCTATATTGTATGCAGACATAGGATTTATTGTTGGTGGACAAGAATTTTATACTAGGCATTCTTATTTAAATGTTAATATATGGGAAAAGATTTCACACACAAATACAACTTCGGTTAATAGCTTTGTCCCTTTTATAAGAATAGTCTTTGATCCAACTGTGGATGCAAATGAAGCAGATAGTTCTTTGTACTTTAATGGAGTCTCTGTTGGACAATGGTCAGAACCTTATAATTCAGTAGATACTGGAGTTTTTACAAATTCTTTATCAGCAAGTGTTGCATCTTTAATAGATTTTGAAGGAGGTATTCAATGCAGAGTTCTAGATGCTTATGGCTATAATGATTCTGATAACGGATATGTTCTTTCTTTAAATAATTCTTTACTTGCAGAACTAGCTGGAACTCCAATGGTTTATGGATCAAGTGGAAATATAAGACTCAATAAAAGTCCCTTTCAAATTATTGACTCATTCCTAGACGGATCTTCTGCAGAAGAAATTATTATTGAAGCTGGGTCTGCATCATCAACTTATGCAGAATTTATTGATGGAGGAGATTCTTCAATATATTTAACAACAAGTCAGTATAATAATTTTCCATCTCTAGTTTTTCCAGGAAAAGGATTCTTAAATCAGTTTGGATATAATAAAACTCTGACCACAGAGTTTTGGCTAAGAGTTAGTCCAGAAAAAACTACGCAATCAAGAATTTTTGGACCACTAAAATCTAATGATGGAATATATATTGATAAAGATTTTATAAAAGTAAATGTTGGTAAGTATACAAAGTCTTATTTTATTGGTAAATGGTATAGACCAATGCTTGTACATTTTTGCCAGAGCCCAAATGAAATTTTCTTAATGATTAATGGAGAAAAGGTAATATCAATTCCAATAGAATCTTTAAGCATTAGCACTTTTCCACCAGCAGAAGAAGACTTTTTAGGATTTTACACAGATGATAAAATTTATTTGCATGAAATAGATTCTTTTTCAATATTTCCATATATTGTTGCAGAACAGGTTGCAAAGAAAAGATATGTATTTGGACAGGGAGTTCAAGAACAGGAAAATATTATTGGAGCACTTAATGGAAACTTGTCCTATGTAGACTTTCCATTTTCTGGATACAGCTCTACAATTAGATATCCAGATAGAACAAAATGGGAAGATGGATTTTATAACAATATAGTTGCAAATAATCAAGGTATTTCTTTACCAGAGTACGAACTTCCAGAAATAGTATTTACAAATAATACCGCTTTGTCTGGTGCTCAAAAGTCTGCAATAACTTCAGGATTTTATGAAGAAAATTATACAATTCAAGATGAAGATTATCCATTTATTGTAATGGATCCAAACGATTTATACATAAGTAATGGATCTTATGGAAAGATTTATTTTTCAAAATTAAATAAAACAAATTATCAAACAAGATCTATTCATTCTATATTAAAGTCGTCAAACGATGTTTCAACTAGACAGTCTTTACTTTATATATCAAACAACGCAGAGACTAATGTTTTTGAAGTAGCAATTAATTCTGGAAGCCTTCAGTATTTATATAACGATACTGTTTTAAACTCAACAGCAATTTCAGCCAGTTCTAGCTTTGCTGTTGGTATTGATTTTAATAAAATTGAGCAAACATATTACTCCACTGTAGGATCATTCTTTTCAAGACCAGATACACTTTCCTTAAGCTTTGCAGGAAATCAAGAAGATGTATTTTTAGGAAAAATATTTTCTTTAACAATAAACAATGACTTCTTTACAGATAAAGACGGTAGTCAAATATTTAATTCTTCTGGGCTGGCAATTAAAAACTTCAATACTGATCTTTATGAGTATATTGGTTCATATACGCTTCTTCCTAAAGCAACCAATACTGAGATGACCCTAGATATTGGAGCTTCTGGATATTGGGAAAACTCTATTCCACTTTCATATTTTGGTAAATATATAACCCAAGCTAATGGAGATTTAAAATATGACCTAGATATGATTCAATTTAATATTGATACTCCAAGTTCAATATTTTCAAAATATAACGCAGAGTCTTCAGCCTATCAAGAATCTCTATCAGCAAAAGTTTATGTAACTTTACAGAATATTCTTGAAATTGGAAAAACAGTTTATACTCAATTTACAAATACAGATCTTATTGGAATGAACAGAGTATTAGACTTAGGAGAGGCTATAACTTCTTCAGAAGATACAAAATATAAAATTAACGATGGCACTGTTATTTATCCACCAAAAGACATTTCTGGATTTACAAACTACTACATAACATTGCATATTGAAATTTCTTCAAGGGGAGTTAGTGCAGAAAATATAAAGATAAAAAATATGGGACTTTCTTCACTATCTTTTGATGAGGGAGAGTTCTATTCAATTAATACACCTGCTGCAGGAAAGTTTTATCCTGTGGTTAAAAATGAAGACCAATATGTTTATAAAAGAAAAGTTCCAGTGGTAATTGACACAGAATCTTCCCCATACTTGTACTTATCTGGAGATTCTGGAATAGAAGTTTTGCCAGAAGTTGATGAAAATTTAGTAAAAGGCATATCTATCCCAATAAATGAAACTTTAAAGAGCGATCAGTCGGTTGTTGGAATTCAAATGTTTTTAATGTATAACGAGTCAGACACCTTTTCTGAAAGAAAAAAGATTGGAAAAGTATTCACTTCTAATACTTCTTTTGACATTGTTTTAATCCCTGAAGAAGATGGAAAGAGAGCTTTCTTTAATATTTTTAAAACGGATACTGGTGAAGAACTTAAAAATACTAAATTCTTTTTAAATGGAAAGCTTGTTAGTAGAGTAGTAATAGAGCCACTGCTATGGAACTACATAGCAATATCTTTTGAAATAGAGCCAAATGAGACTGAGTATCCAATCTATCTAGATGGAATTATTGGTGAAATAGAGATATATTCAGGAGTAAAAGTTGACAATGTTGCAAGTTTTGTAAAGTTAGATCCAGTTAAACAGCAATTGGTTTCTTATGATAGTTGGAACAATATTGATGACTACTCTTGGGGAACTTGGGCATCTGCTAGTTGGGCAATAGCCCTAGACGAAAACCCTGTTGGAGTTACAATCCTTTCTTTAAATGGAGAGACTGTATTTAATACATATGCTGGTCTTTCTTCAGGAATTGGAAATGATAATAGCATAATTGATGTTACTTTTGACTCTGTTGTTATATTAAATGACGCAGATTGGGACACTTATTTGGTCTAAGCTATAATTTATGGTACAATGTTGTCATGGATTATATAGAAGGCTTACAAAAAATGCCAAACAAGCCAAAAGTAAAGGTAGTAGAAAATACTTCTGAACACGGTTTATATGTTTGGAAAATGGAAAATGGAAGAATATTCGGAGATGGCGATGGAAGTTTTATGAACATTCCTGCCAGAAAGTACGATATTAGTGCAATTAATAGAATTACTCAGGCTGCAGCACACTATGGTGCTGGTGCTGGAAAAGCAGTTTTTATGCCAGGAGTAACAAGAGTAACAGAGGAAGAACATTCTGTTCAAGTTGATAGAATGGCACAAGGGTATATTCCAGACGAATTTGATACTGGTGCTTTTATGGATGCTGCAAAGGGGCTGAAAAAGCATGGAGATGACTGAGACTATTGCAAGACTAGACAATTTAGATAAGAACAAGCCTTCTGCAAATAAAAGTGATGACTTCTTACTTGAAGCAGATATGGTAAAAAACTTTGATGGAATTGACGCAAACTTTAAAAGAAGAATAACAAGAATGAGTAAGGCTTACACAGGTCAAGATGGTGCTAAGTCTAAGCAACTTTTTCCAGAACAAGACATCACTACAGCCTATGGTCTTTTTGATGTAGTTCTCCCACCATACAATCTTGATGAACTTGCATTCTTCTTTGATAATTCTTTTGCAAACCATGCTGCAATTAATGCAAAGGTTGCGAACACAGTAGGTCTTGGATACAACTTCATTATGTCTGATATTGTAAAGGCAAGAATTGAAGAAATTGAAGATGTAAACCAAAGAGTTAGAGCACAAAGAAAAGTTGAAAGAGCAAAGTCTGAGCTTACTAACTGGCTAGAAGAATTAAATGACGAAGATACTTTTACCCACGTTCTTGAAAAAGCTATGACAGATTATGAAGCAACTGGAAACGGTTACATTGAAATTGGTAGAAAGAACACTGGAGAGATTGGCTATATTGGTCATATTCCAGCAACAACTGTTCGTGTAAGAAGACTTCGTGATGGTTATGTTCAAATTGTCAATCAAAGAGTAGTTTACTTTAAAAACTTTCAGGATAAGAAAACAGTAAATCCTGTTACTACAGATCAAAGACCAAATGAACTAATTCATATTAAAAAGTACAGTCCAAAAAATACATACTATGGTGTTCCAGATGTAGTTTCTGCAGCAACTTCTGTTGTTGGAGATCAACTTGCTGCAAGATATAATATTGATTATTTTGAAAATAAGGCTGTCCCAAGATATATTGTTACCTTAAAGGGTGCAAAGCTTTCCTCTGATGCAGAAGATAAGTTATTTAGATTCCTGCAGTCTGGTCTTCGTGGACAGAATCATAGAACACTTTACATCCCACTCCCTGGAGATGCTGCAGACAACAAGGTTGAGTTTAAGATGGAGCCAGTTGAAAATGGTATTCAAGAAGGATCATTTGATAAGTATAGAACTTCAAATGTTCATGACATTCTTATGGCACATCAAGTTCCTATCTCTAAGGTAGGATCGGATCCTGGAAGTTCAATTGCATCTGCACTTGTTTCAGATAGAACTTTTAAAGAACAGGTTGCAAGACCTTCTCAAAAGAATTTAGAAAAAACAATCAATAAGCTTATTAAAGAAAAGACGGATATTCTTTTGTTAAAGTTTAACGAACTAACTCTTACAGATGAAAATACTCAAAGTCAAATTGATGAAAGATATCTAAGAGCACAGGTTGTAGTTCCAAATGACATTAGACCAAGATTAGGATTGCCAGTAATTCCGCAAGGAGATACTCCAGTAGTTATGACCCCTCAACAACGTGCAGAGCAAAACGCTCAGATGGCTGGAACAAGACAAAGAGATCAACAAAGAACTAACGAAGCATCTGATTCAACTTCTACTACAACAGGAAGAAATCCTGGTGGAGAAGGAAGATCAGTGTTATAATATAACAATATTATAAACATATAAAAAATACATATATAATAGGAATAAGATGTCTGCTTTAAACAAGGCTCATTGGACTTCAGATAACGATGATATCAAGTTATCTATGCCAATCGCCAAAATAGATGAAGAGCGTAGAACCGTTTCTGGATTTGCCACGCTCGATAATATTGACAAGCAATCAGACATTGTTCCTACAGATGTTAGCATCAAGGCTTTTGAAATGTTTCGTGGAAATTTAAGAGAAATGCACCAGCCAATCGCTGTTGGCAAGGTAGTTAATTTTAGACAAGAAAAGTTTTTTGACAAGAGCACAGATAGAATATATAATGGTGTTTATGTAGATGCTTACATTTCTAAGGGTGCTCAAGATACTTGGGAAAAAGTTCTTGATGGAACTTTAACAGGATTTTCAATTGGCGGAGTAATTAAAGAAGCAGAAAATTCTTGGGATGAGAATGTTGAAAAGACAATTAGAATTGTAAAAGATTATGAACTTCAAGAGCTATCTTTAGTAGACAATCCTGCAAATCAATTTGCAAATGTTGTGTCTATTCAGAAGATTGATAAAGATGCTCAAATTGATGGTATAATTGCAAAAGCAGATCTTGAAAATGTCTACTGGTGTGAGAATGACGGTCTCGTCAGACTTTCAGAAGTTGAAGATTCAAGTTGCCCTTCATGTGAAGTTAGCATGAAGAATATTGGTTTCGTAGAGACAAAGGATACAGAGAAGGCTATGACAGTTAAGTCACTTTTAAATAAGTTTATTGGTGTTACAGACCTAGCTAAATCTGATGACGTTTCCGAAACCCCAGAGACTTCAGGCGAAACGTCTGAAACAGCGATTGACAATAATGCGTCAATTGTAGAAAACAATATAGAGGAGGAGAACAACGTGTCAGAAGAAAATACAGTAGTAGATGAGACCGTTGAAGAAGTTGCAGCTGAAGAAGTTGCTGCTGAAGCTCCTGCCGAAGAAACCGTAGAAAAGTCAGTTGACGCAGTTGACGCTGTTGAGGAAACAGTAGTTAAGTCTGCTGATCCAGAAGAAGCACCTGCAGAAGATGTTGCAGACGAAGATGCTTCCGATGACGTTGAAGTTGAAAAGTCTGTTGCTGAAGCTAGTGCAACTGATTCTGAGCTTGTAAAAGCTGTTGACGAAATTAAGGTTTCAGTAACAGAGGCAGTGAGTGAACTTGTTTCAACAATTAAGTCACTAAATGAAGAGATTGCAGA